AATCTGTTAACTTCATCCACAGCTACGTTGCTGTCTTCGTAGTCACTGTATATTTTTAACGGCATTATAAGTCCTCGCTTTTAATTTTATTTCCCAATTTATTGACGGTATTTGGTTTAACTCCTATTTTTTGAGATATCTCTTTTGCCGTTCCAGTTATTCCTTTGTAAAAGTATATTTGAGGAAAACTCGGCTTAGTATCAATATCATTTTTATTTTTCAACCTATAATCTAATAGTTGTAAACTAATTCCTATTTTTTCCGCCGCTTCGGATTTAGTCATTTTATTACCCTCATATATAATATAAACGTTGTTAGATCTGTTTCTTTCTTGTGTTTTCCAATCTATCCATCGACAGTTAGACGGTTCATAATCCCCTTTTACGTCAATTCTATCTATAGTTAGTTCATCACTATATCCATTATTTATAGACCAATTTCTGAAATTCTCATAACTATTAAACCACTCATCACACACATCTATTCCTTTAGCTCCATAGTATTTATACCCATTTGCTTTAGGAAGTCGACAACGTTTTTTCATTCCTCGCCAAATATTGTATAATCTGGTCCCTGTTTCTCCGTGTATTTTTTTGTTTCTTTGCTTATTTAATACAGCTTGTCTTAAACATCCGCAAGACTTCACGCCACCGTTTCTAATAGATTTTCCTGTTGTAACAAAACTATTTCCGCAGAAACATCTACAATTCCAAGTAGCTTTTTTATCATCGTTCAAACTATTTCTTGATATAACTTCACAACCGTTGAATTTATAACCGGTCATTTCGATTATCTTCCCCATTTAAGTCCTCTTCCTTAATAAAAACAGAATTAACAGTTTTTCCTTTACGTCCTTTGATTTCGTCGTATGCAGTCGCTAGACAGCGTTCTAAGCTCATGCCTTGCTGTTGCCCTAGAATGATTAAAGTAACCACTGTATCGCCTATGGCGTCTTTTAAATCGGGTTTGTTGTTTCGTGCAAGAGCTGCACTCACTTCCCCAGCTTCTTCGAAAAATTTCAAAGCTTGTTTGCTTGAGTCTGTTTGATCTAATCCTTTGTCTTCGCTCCATTGTTCAACTAGTTTGATTAATTCGTTCATTAGTTATTCCTCCTTAAATCCATATCCAATCAACCCTTCTTCTACTATTTTTAGTGCTTCTTCTGCTGAACGTGCGATACCGTGGATGACGCCTTCATTCATTAATTTTTCATGAAACGCTATCTGCTCTTTTCTAGGGCTTCCTTTTGCGTTTTTTACTTCCACGTAAAATATTTTTTGATTCTGTGGATTATATCCATATAAATCTGGATGCCCTTTTGGTAGTAATTTAACAACTCCGCCATTATCTAAACGGATTTTACCTGCATTCGTTCTAAAAACGGTATAACCATTTTTAGACAAAGCAACTAATATTTCGTTTTGTATTGATTGTTCAGTTTGCATTTATTCTCCTTTTCAGGGATAGTACTATCCCTGTTGTTCTTCCTTACTCTCCCAAGGTATTAAGAAATTTTAGGGATAGAAAGGGATAGTTTTTATCAAATTTCTATTCTTTTTATATTTTTTATATTAATTTATAATATTACTTTTAATTATTACTATCCCTACTATCCCTAAAAAGAAAAAATAATAATATAAATACTAATATAATAGGATTTTTGGACAGGGAGGGTTTGTTTTATAACTGTCCCTAAACTCTCCCTACCCTCCCTGAAAGGTCTATACCTTTAAAACAAATTCTTTATTCCTTCGTTAATGTATGGCTTGTTTTCTTCATTTAAACGTATTCCTTCATAAACGATAACCCCGTCAGATTTACGTTTATTAAATTTGTTTCCCATTTCTTTTCCAAAACGTGTGCTGTTCATTTGAAATTGTCCATTTTCTCCAGCCCATTCTCTGTAGACTTGATACAAATCTTTAGCTTTTACTTTTTGACCAATTTGTACTTCACAACATTCGTTAACAAAAGCAGAAGTAACATCCATTTCTTCACGATATTCACGTGATGCATCTTCAACAACCTGTGGACGCTTTAAGCCTTCTTTTTGATACATTAGCCAACCTTCTACCATCCAATTTAAAATACCGACAGCTTCGCTTTTTAATTTATTTTTTAAATCTTTATCTTTATCTTTTTCAGCCACCTGTTCTGTGAAAGGTATGAGATTAATTCTTCGCCAAATACCATCATCTGTACCACGTATTATTGGTTTATGATTAGTGGCTAGCCATAGTTTAAACTCAGGTTCAAATTCGAATTCCTTACCATACAGGAAGCGTGCTGTAACTTTATCTCCCCCGGTAAGTTGTTTAACTAATCCTTCATCTAATCTAACGCCTTCATTAGGTTCAGAAGAAGTAACAAAGCGTGCGCCTTTTAAGCGTGCAATGTCTGTGTTAGCTGAACTGGACGATTGTTTTATCATGATCGTTTCTGCTTGCATATTTGTTGCGTAATTCCCTAGTATATATATGATTGTGTCAAGCAAAACCGTTTTCCCATTGCTCCCTGCACCAAACAATACAAACATGCTTTGTTCTTTTGTGGAGCCGGACATAGAATAACCGATTGCTTTTTGTACATAACGGATAAGATCTTTATTTCCTCCGAATGTTTGATTTAAAAACTTCTCCCACATGGGTGCGTCAATAGTATCTGTAAATTCAACATTTGAAATGCGGGAAAAAAATTTGTTTACATCATGTTCATATAATTGCCCTGTAATTAAATCTAAATATCCGTTTTGTGTATTAAACGATGTTATGCTTTGGTCAAACTCTTCTGGCAATATAGACAATCGATGCATTAACTGTTCTTTTAAAGCTTTCTTTGCTGCGTTCCCTCTAGATTTTTTAATATGCTTATTTTTGGCTTTGATTAGTTCTTCTTTTTCATCGTCTGTAGTACCTTCAGGATATTGGATGGGTTCTTTTTTCATGATTTCAATAGATTGATCAATCATTTTAAAAACTTCTCCTGTATTATCTGGTTGCCAAACCTTTCCATCATAATAGAAAAATTCTTTATTAATGTAAGAATAACGAACCATAGTTCCAAAAATATCAACAAATCGATCGGCGTTTCCTGTATCATCATAAGAATAATTCTTTTTTGTTTCTTTCTCTTCTTTCATATCCTTAATGTAAATGTGGAAACCATTTGCTGGATTTAATGAATAAGTTTTTTTGCATTCTTGTATGGCTTTATTTAGTAAATTGTTACCATACGTTGAATCAGGCGGGCGGCGCTGGTCATATTTCTCGCGCATTAAGTTAGACGATCGAAAAATACTGTCCATCTTTTCAAAGTCTCTACCTGTCCAAAAAGCTAACATGTTTGCAAAGGCGATATCTGCTTCTGATTGTGAATCGTAAAAAGCTTCCCAGCCCCCTTTTAAGAAGACTTCGAACTTTTTTCCTTGACGACTTTCTAAAGCTTTTTGAATGATTTCTTCTTCTGATAAATCAATGCCTTTTGGAGATTCTTCATTATTTTTAAATTGAACAACGTTATCCTCTCCAATATATCTTTTATAAAGCAATTCAAACGTTGTAGGATCGGGTTGTTTTATTTCAGAATAGTTTTTATTAACAATGTTTCCTGTAACAGTAAAGAAACGACCGTTTGAATACATTTCAATGTCGCCTTTTCTTCTTCTGTTTCCCGGTATTTTTCCTTTTAATATAATGTGAATGCCTGTACCGGACGGAGAATATTCGGCGTATGATTTTAACGAATGAACAAACTCATACATGATATTCGTTTCAATATCCCCTTGATGATAACGTGCAATTTCGCCTTCAATATTATCGATGTCAACCCCTACATAAGGCGGCTTGAAATAAATGCCTAGTCCATCACCTTGATAAGTAGTTAAAGCAGTGAGAGCGGTCTGAAAATCAGACCACGTACTCTCATCGTTGCTTTTGCCTTTATATCCTGTGTATGGATTGATAGGGATTTTCGTATACTTTTTTCGTTCTTCGTTCCAGACTTTACGATATATACACCAGTGATTTAATTGTTTTAATTCTTCAGGTATATGTTGTAAATCCACACACGATCATTCCTTCCTTAAAATGGTAAGCTATCATCCGAAACATCTTCTGTTGCCGTATGATCTCGTTCGAAATTAGGTGCTTTTTCTTTAAATTGATGTTGAAGTTCAGGGAATTTACTTCGTTCCCATCGTTTGACGTTTAAGTTTTGATAAACTTTTCCGTTAGATTCCGATTCTTCGTTTTTGACAGTAACTCTTGCTGTTTTAAAAATAAAATCTTCTAATAAATCATCTAATCCGTTGTATTGTTTACCTTCTTGAAGATTAAGTGCGTATCCTAAGGTATTAAACATCTTGAAATTATATCTTCCAGTGTCTTTTTTCTTAAAAATTCTGTGGAAGATATGCATGTTTCTGTGTTTTTGCTCGATATCATTACGAATGATAAGGTCTACTTGTGTAAATTCTGCTCCGTTTGGTGTTGCGTCTTCATATGCATTATTCACTACAACTTCGTATGTTCCGTCTTGTACTCCACCTTCAAATTTATCTTCGAAATCTAATTTAAATCCTGTCATTATTCATCGTCTCCTTTAAGTTGATTGTTAATAAAATTAATTCCTTTGCAAAAGTTTTTGTATTCAGCGATACCAGAAAACGTTAATTTCACTCCATTTGTTTCTAAATCTAATGTTTCTTTATATGGGCTTTTATCACCCAAAAATTTTAATAACATTTTATTTTCTTCTGTAGTTTTTATCCGTAAAACTGTTTCTGAATTATTCGTAGCAATATAAAATTCCATATTGTTAAATACTTTTGATGCTTCTAAATTATATTGAGTCATTTGGGTTCTCCTTCTTATATTTATCTAATATAGGTTTAAAATATTTTTCTTCTGCTTCTTTTCGAGCATCTATTGCTTCTTGTTTGGTATCGAAAGTTCCTAATGATTTGTATTTATTTTTTTGGTGGATATGTGCTTCCCATTTTTTTATATCTTTTCTATATCTGATGCCTGTCCCTTTTTCTTTGCCAGATATATAATTAGCTACATTTAAAGGAATACCAGTAGCACTTTTATGAATTATTCCGCGTAAATTCATAGTTTTTATCTCTCCGGTTAAATTGTTTCTAACTAAAACTTCTTTATTATTATCCGGAAGATAGTCGAGAATAAAAAAGTTTCCTATTGTTTTTCCGCGATAATCTTTTTTTATTTGACCTTTGGAAATTCCCGGCTTTTTATTTCCATATTTTTGTTCCCATGCTATTCTTTGTGCTTTTGCATCACTTTCATTTTTAAAGTTTTTCCTTAATCTACCTACTTTCTTATTTTGGTAATAGGCCTCGTATAATTCTTTTCCTTTTACTTTGCTAACTCCTCTCATTTAATCCACCCCCTTCTCTTACTTTGAATATATGCCCAACCCGGCTTATATCCTTTAGCTTTGGCAATTTCATACATTTCTTCTACGCTATTAGCATCTTTGGCTTCCATCGTTCCATACTTTCCTTCGCTCATATCTAACGTAATCTCACTTAGTTCAGCATCTATTTCTTCTAATTCTGTTTCTCGTTCTTCTTTGGGTATTTCGTATCCACAGTAAGGACAAATATTTCCTAACTCGCTTGGATACGTTCCAAAGCAATGCGGACATTCCTTAATTGGCATAACGTCATCTTTGTTCGTTTTTTTAATACCTTTTAAATCCCACTCTCTATCCATATCAGGTAAGCCGTGTTCATTAACGTTTCCTACGTGATCAATAATAATGGACGTTTTTCCGGGCTTATATCTCATGCCTCTCATAGCTTGCTGTATATATAAGCTAAGTGATTTCGTTGGTCGTAGCATGATAACGGTAGAGCAATCAGGAACATCAAACCCTTCTCCTATTAAATCAACGTTACATAATATTTTTATTTCGTGATTTCTGAATTGTTCAATGATTCTTTCTCGTTCGTTCTTTTTTGTCTTCGCGTCAATGTGTTCCGCAGGATAGCCTGCTTTGTTAAAAAGCTCTTTTGTTTTCAAACTGCTTTCGATACTATGGCAATAGGCAATCGCTTGTTCATTTTTTGCTAATTTTTCATAATGCTTTACAACATCTCCGTAAATTGCCTTTTGGTTAAGTGCGTTATCAATGCTTCCTTTTGTAAAATCTTTCGTAGAACTAATTTTTAAAACACTCTTGTCAATTAAATTTGGTGCATAATATTTGTAAGGCGCTAATCGTTTATTTTCGATTAGCCATTTTGTTGATTTACTCTCGATTAATACATCATTTACATCGCCTAGACCTGATCCATTTAAACGGATAGGTGTAGCTGTGAAGCCTAGCCGTAAAACGTCGCTGAAATATTCATATATTTTTTTATAGCTATTGGCTAAACTATGATGATTTTCGTCTGTGATAATTAAGTTTGGCTTGTCAATTTTTTCCACCCTTTTGACAATTGTTTGTACCATGCCTAAACAAACGTAATTCATGTTTGCGCCATGCTCTGTTAAAGTATTTTTAATTTGTCCGATTAATTCTTTTCTGTGGACAAGAAACAGTACGTTATTGCCCTTCAGTGTTGTTTTTTTAACAATTTCTGCAATAACAATACTCTTACCACTACCGCATGGAGCAACGATACAAGGAGCTTTATACCCTTCAGCAAAAGATTCTCGAGAACGTTTCACTAAATCTTTTTGGTAATCAAACAGTTGGTACATCGCTATCTTCATCACTTCCAAACTTAAACAAATCAGATTGCAAAGCAAACTCACGATCATCTAATTGATTTTTGGCAAATACACCGTCACTTTCTTTTAAGATAAATCCTCGTTTTCCTGTTTTTACTGAAGTTGTAAGACGAGCGACGACGGGTGTAATCCCCATAATGTGGTTAACGACTTTGTTTCGAATGTCTGGCAAAAACTGGTTATACAGTTGCCCGCTCTCTGTCTGAATTTGCCGTGTGGATTCCCAAGCTGTCCACATTACGTTTAGAGGTAACCTGTGAAATGTGGAAATCATTTCAATTAAATGCGTATCAAATATGCCGTAATGTTGTAGCTCGGGTTGTCCTGATTTTGTGTGTTTGCCCTTTTCCATCAACCATAATTTTTGGTAATGGCTTAAATTATCAACGACCACATTGTCGTATTCATCCGCATGTTCTTTAGCATATTCATAAAATTCAACCATTGAAGGTGCAGCATTTCGTGGATTTAATTTTGCCACTGTGATATTTGGCAAACCTGATAAAACTTGCGAAGTGCCATCACAATCTAAAAGCAACGTTTTTCCTTCCATATATTTCACAGTAGATGTTTTTCCCCCGCCTGGTTTGGAATAAATCAAAACATGCCATAAATCATTGATTTTCATATCTTCCGAATTGATGAGTTCCATTATTTGATATTCACCCCTTTTGTTCGTCTAAGTTCGACACCATTAATTTCAGTGCCTTTTTTTAGATCATCTTTCAATCGATTCTTATCTAATTTAGGTTCTTGCTCATTGAAGTAGCCCCTTGGAATCTGTCTTTCGTCTTCCACATAAACAGATTGTTGATTATTTCGGATAGAAACTGTAAGAACTTTTCCTTGAATCTTACTTTTTCCAGTAAGTTCTAATTGATCAATTAAATACTTCTTCAACTGCTTTGCTTGATTGTCTAAAGTAGTTGCACGTTCTTTTAATTTTTTAGCTTCCGTTTTCTTTGCTTCGCTTTGGGTTTCTAAATCTCGAATAACTTTTGCTGTATTTTCTGCTTTGTCTTCAAAAGCTTCATTAATACTATCTAAAGTATCTCGAATAGCTACGCTATCGTTATCTTCTGCCATTTCAATTATTTTTTTATAATTATCTGTTAACTCATACAAGGTTGCCATATTCTTTGCCCTCCAATATCTCAATAATTTCTTTCAGTCCGTCGATCAGTTCCTGTCTTTCAAACTCTGCCGATTCTTCAATGTGTTCGAATGCTGTGCGTATTTCCGGATCGCCTGAATCCTGGTATAACCCA